CGCGGCTACCAAAGGCACTATGGCAAGAGGCCCGATGGGTTGATATATGACCTATGATGAACTTGTAGCGGCAATTCAGAGCTACACAGAAAACCAATTCCCGGCGACTTACCTCGCTGACGGGAGTTCTGTGTCCTCGACTACGCAAATCAACACGTTCATTAAACAAGCTGAACAGCGTATCTACAACACGGTTCAGTTTCCGTCTATTCGTAAGAATGTGACAGGCGTTACATCTACTGGAAATAAATACTTATCCGCCCCAAACGACTTTCTGTCAGTCTATTCGCTGGCTGTGATAGATGGTTCGGGCAACTATGAGTATTTGTTGAACAAAGATGTGAACTTTATTCGGCAAGCGTATCCCAACCCAACAGATACAGCAATCCCGAAGTACTACGCTTTGTTTGGACCAACTACATCCAACGATCCAAGCCCTGTCATTACTGATGAATTGACGTTTATTCTTGGACCAACACCTGACGCAAACTACAACGTAGAGTTGCACTACTATTACTATCCAGAGTCCATTACCGTTGCGGCTGATGGGCGTACATGGTTGGGTGATAACTTTGATTCCGTTATGTTGTATGGCTCTTTGGTAGAAGCCTATACGTTTATGAAGGGTGAGCCAGATATGGTGACACTCTATAACGGTAAATACCAAGAGGCTCTTGCGCTGGCTAAACGTCTGGGCGATGGTCTGGAGCGTGGTGATGCCTACAGAAACGGACAATACCGGCAGGCGGTGACTTGATATGGCTTTTACTGGAAACTTCTCCTGTAATGTGCTGCGCTCCAATATGGCAAGCGGTGGAATTAACTTTTCCTCCGACACCTTCTACATGGCGCTTTACACAAACTCAGCCACCTTGGACGAGACAACTACCGCCTATACAACCACGGGTGAAGTTGTGGCGAGTGGGTACACCGCTGGCGGGCAAGTCATTACGGCGACAGTTGCCACGGAAGCTACCACCTCGGGCAGCATTGTGTACATTGACTTTTCCTCTCCCACATGGAACTCTGCCCTGACAGCGCGGGGGGCTTTGATTTATAAGCCCGGAGCTAATGGGGCGGTCTGTGTGTTGGACTTTGGAAACGACAAAACCTCAACAGCAACATTCACCGTTCAGATGCCTGCTAATACCAGCAGTTCTGCGCTTATTCGACTTTTGTAAGGAGCGACTATGTTCATCGACAATGCAAATTCTTCTGACAGCCTTTCGGCTGGGCTGGTTGCTAAAACCGGTTTTTCTGAAAACAGCAAGGCGGGAGGTGTTTTTCACGTCCAATGCTTTGACAAAGATGGCAAGCTGAAATGGGAAGATCAGATGCACAACCTCGTTGTAAACGTAGGTTTGCAGGATATGAATACCCAGTATTTCAAGGGTAGTTCGTATACCGCCGCTTTCTATCTAGGTCTTGTGACTGGCCCGGGTTCTGGCACCACTTACGCCGCTGCGGATACGCTGGCTTCTCATGCAGGGTGGACGGAGTTCACTAATTATTCTGGTTCACGTAAAGCTGTTACATTCGGCACGGCTACCACTGCTGATCCGTCTGTTATTAGCAATTCAGCTTCCCCCGCTCAGTTCAGTATTACTGGTGCTGGCGGTACGGTAGCTGGTGCGTTCTTGTGTACGGTGTCTAGTGGTACTTCTGGCACACTGTTCTCTGAGGCAGATTTCCAATCTCCCGGGGATCGCGTAGTTGTGTCCGGTGATACTCTGAACGTAACCTACACTTTCAGCCTTGACGCTGCATAAGGGTAAACCCTTGTGTTCGGATTCACGCCGTTTGCAAACGTACCCTTCTCTTCGTTGGGTGGCGGAGCCATATTTGACACTGCTGTAGAAGAGTTTGTGTCTACAACCGCAGATGCGTTTTCTGCGGCGGCTGGTTTTGCTACGGATTTTTCCGATACGGTAGTTGGAACAGACCAAGCGTTTGTTGCGCCATCTGTATTTAGTGCAGATGCAGCAGATACGGCGCTTGGCTTGGATACGTCATCGTCTTTGGTTGATTTTGCAGTACTGACTATTGAACAAGTAGCTGCTTCAGAGACTACATTCACTTTAATTGATTTTGCTGTTTCTGTTCAAGAACAGAGCACTGGCAGTGAAAATTTCGCGGCTCTAGTAGACTTTATTGCTAGTTTGCCTGAAACGGCTACTGGAACGGATGCTTCTTCTGCTTCTGCGGTTTTCTCTGTATCTTTCTCTGATACAGCTACCGCATCTGAAGCATTAGACCCTACCATAACCTATAACGTATTTATGGATGAAAGTGCGTCGGTTTCTGAAACCGTTGCCGCAAGAGCCGATTTTGCTCCTTTAATTTCCGAACTTTCTAGCGCCACTTTTACAACTTCTGTAGCCCCATCCATATTTAATGCACCAGTCAACGAAACCGCTGTAGCCGCTGACACTATATTGGCGTTCGCTGTGTTTTTTGCTACCATTACAGACGGCGCAATTGGTGTTGATGAGATCACTGCTAGATTGTTGTGGGAGGTTATCAATGATGCACAAAATGCGGCGTGGGCGCAGTCAAATGATGCACAGTCTCCCGGTTGGTCTACGATAAACGATTCGCAGGCAACCTCTTGGACTGTAGTCAAAACCCAATCGTGAGAATGTCATGGCACTTGTTGTAAAAGACCGAGTTAAAGAAACCACCACCTCTACAGGTACAGGCACTATTACGCTTGGTGGCGCAAGTCCCGGGTTTCAGTCATTCGCCGTGATTGGTGATGGGAACACCACTTACTACACCATTAACGACCAACAAACTGGCGATTGGGAAGTTGGTATTGGAACCTACACTTCTTCCGGTACAACCCTGAGTCGTACTACCGTTCTTGAATCAAGCAATGCGGGCAGTCTGGTGAACTTTGGCGTAGGCTCAAAGGATGTTTTTGTTACTTACCCAGCAGAAAGATCGGTTTATTTAGATACTGCTGGTTCGGCTGTTACGTTATTGGATATTGGTACTGCTGGAATTGGAACAGCAAATATCACTACCGCAAACATTACAAACGGCACGGTTTCTTCCTCTCCTACCAGCGGCAACGATATTGCCAATAAAACGTATGTTGATGCGTTGGCTGCATCAGGTGTGCATTACCACGCCCCTGTATATGTGGAAGTACCAAGTACGACTGGGAATTTAAACGCTACGTATAACAACGGTTCTTCTGGTGTTGGGGCTACACTTACCAACGCAGGAACCCAAGCAGCTTTTACAGCGGATGGAATTGCTGTTCCAATAAATAGCCGGGTACTTATTTATAACCAAACAAACGCCTACGAAAATGGTGTTTATACGCTTACAACTGTAGGTAGTGGCTCAACAAACTGGGTTTTGACTAGGGCTACCGATGCGGATACCTACGACCCTTTTAACCCTAACTCTTTGGGTCAAGGGGATGCTTTCTTTGTTACCAATGGTAATACTGGTGCCGGTGAAACTTACATCTGCAACACGGTTGGAACAATTACATTTGGTACAACGGCAATTACTTTTGCTCAAATCAGCTCCGCTCAGATTTACTCTGCTGGCACCGGGCTGACCCTATCTGGTACGCAGTTCAGTATTACAAATACAGGCACTGCGGGGACTTACGGTTCTGCTTCTTCTGTCCCAGTACTGACGACCAACGCCCAAGGACAAGTAACCTCTGTTACAGATACTGCGATTTCCATTGCTTCCGGCGCTGTTTCTGGGCTGGCGGCTTCAGCAACCACTGATACCACAAATGCAGCAAATATCTCTAGTGGGACGCTGCCAGCGGCGCGGCTGTCTGGCTCTTATACCGGAGTTACAGGTGTAGGAACCCTGACTGCTGGCACTTGGAACGCTTCTACCCTTGATGCCTCTTATGGTGGTACTGGGCAATCGTCCTATGCAGTTGGCGATATTTTGTATGCGTCTACCACTTCGGCGCTGTCCAAATTAGCGGATGTTGCTACAGGTAATGCTCTAATCTCTGGTGGTGTAGGTACGGCTCCTTCTTGGGGCAAGGTAGGCTTAACGACCCATGTCAGTGGAACATTGCCTGTGGCAAGCGGTGGTACGGGGGCCACGACTCTGACGGGGTATGTGTACGGTAACGGGACTGGGGCGATGACTGCTTCCACCTCTATTCCAAACGCTGCTACGACTGCCACAAGTGCAAATACCGCTTCTGCTATTGTGGCCCGTGATGCGTCTGGTGACTTCAGCGCAGGCACTATTACTGCTAGTTTGTCTGGTAATGCTACATCCGCTACCTCTGCTACTTCGGCTACTACCACAACAAATCTTGCCGGGGGTGTAGCTGGAGCCGTCCCATATCAGTCTGGCTCTGGAGCCACGGCTTTCTCCGCAGCAGGTACTTCAGGGCAGGTTTTGACCTCAGCCGGTACTTCAGCCCCAACTTGGACCACACCAGCTACCGTAAACAACGGTACGCTGACAATGAATGTATCCGGTACGGGTTTATCCGGGTCCCAGACATTTACGGCAAACCAAGCTAGTGCAGCCACTTTTACCGTTACTTCAAACGCCACAAGCGCAAATACGGCATCTACGATTGTTGCTAGGGATGCTTCTGGTAACTTTAATGCTGGAACAATTACTGCTGCTCTTAGCGGTAATGCAACAACTTCTACAACCCTAGCTACTGGCAGAACCATTGGAATGACCGGGGATGTCACTTGGACATCTGCCTCATTTAATGGATCAGCCAATGTCACAGGAACTTCAACACTTGCAAATAGCGGAGTAACAGCGGGGTCTTATACAACAGCAAATATTACAGTTGACGCAAAAGGTAGAGTAACGGCGGCATCAAATGGAACTCCTGTTTTACCTGCTGTTGTTCAGCCAGTAAATATCTCTCCAGCAAATGGATCAACTGGAGCAAATTATACAATTACATTAACTGCAACAGCTTTTGTTTCCCTTCAAGGCTTTACTTTTGCAAATGCTCAATATCAAGTTTCTACTAGTAGTGGGTTTGGAACTACTGTAATTGATACCGGTACTTCTGGCGCGGCATCTACATCTTACAATATAAGCAGTGGTCTTGCTAATAGCACTACATATTACTGGAGAGTACGTTATAAGGATTCAAATGGAACATGGTCTGATTATTCTTCAGCCACATCGTTTGTAACCGCAGCAGCATTTACTTATTCTATTGAATACTTGGTTGTTGGCGGTGGCGGTGGATCCATGAATGTAGTATATATCGCAGGAGCAGGAGGTGGTGGTGGCACTGCATCTACATCAGGAACAGTAACCGTTGGAACAACCTATGTTATGACTGTTGGGGGTGGTGGTTCACCCGGAGTTGCTGGAACTGCAAGTAGCATTACTTATGGGCCAACAACAATGGCAACAGGTAATGGCGGTGGCTCGGCCAATGGCGCTACGGGGGGCCCTAGTGGTAATGGCTATGGCCCCGGAGGTGACAATACTTGGTGTGCTGGCGGAGCTGGAGGTGCTGCACAATCAGGATTCCCTGCAACGGGATATAAAGGCAATGGCGGTGCTGGTGGTAATGGTATTCAATGGTCAGATACCAATTATTATGGCGGCGGCGGTGGTGGTGGAACATATTCAACAGGTAGCCCCGGTTCTGGTGGACTAGGCGGGGGCGCAGGTGGTAGTAAATCTGCTCCGGGTGCTAATGGTTCAGCAAATACAGGCGGCGGTGCTGGTGGTAATGGTCGCTCTGCTTATTCTGCTCCCGGTTCATCTTCTGGTGGCTCTGGAATAATTATTATTCGATACGCAGGCGCACAGCGAGGAACCGGCGGTACTGTTACCTCTTCTGGGGGATATACATATCATACTTTTAATTCAACTGGGAATTATGTAGCATGAGCCATTTTGCAGAAGTAATAAACGGCATTGTGCAACGTGTTATTGTTGCCGAGCAGGAATTTATTGATACTGGAACTTTAGGTGATCCAAAAAATTGGATACAAACATCATATAACACAGTTGCAAATTTTCATGTCGGTCCTGATTGGAAACCAGATGGAAAGGAACCTTTACGAGCAAATTATGCAGGTATTGGGTATCATTATGATGCTGAATATGATGTTTTTTATCCTCCGAAACCACATCCAGAAGCAAAATTAGATAAAACAAAATGGCAGTGGTATTATGATAAAATACCAATTTCTATTTTAGGAAATAATACTGCCTATAAAGATGGGTTGGAGTCATCATAATGAGTACACCAAAAGTTGCAATTAGCTGTGTAGCAAACCTTTTTAGTCGCATGATGCATTTTGAAAATGCTGGTGATATTGAAGAAGGTCATACACATGCTTTTGACCATTTAACACTACTTGCATCTGGAGGACTTGACGTAGAGGTAGAAGGAAAAACAACTCGATTTGTTGCCCCTCACATGATTTATATCAAAGCAGATAAATTTCATAAGTTAACGGCTTTAGAAGCAAATACTGTGGCTTATTGTATCCATGCCTTACGAACTGGCGAAAGAGTAGAAGATATTCTCGACCCAACAAGTATTCCAGATGGTGTTCATGCCATGAGCATGTCAAAACCAATATCTAATGATTTTCGTAATCCGCACCCAACATATGAGAATCCGCTATGAACCAGTATTTTAAAGACTATTTTTCAGGCGAAATTTTCTGTTTGCCATATGAAAGTAAAGAAAAAAAATCAACTTTTGTTTCAATCTCTGTAGAAGAGTACACCCAAACAGCCGCAAAAAATGAGCAGATTAGACGGGATGGTCTCACCTATGCACAGCGCAGAGCAGAAGATTATCCAAGCATCCCAGATCAATTAGATATTATTTTTCATTCTGGCTTAGACGCTTGGAAAGCGGCTATACAAAGTGTAAAAGACAAAAACCCAAAGCCCACTTAATGGAACTTCATTCCCCATTTGTCACAAATATTGGAGTACAGCATTTGCCATCACATTTGTATAGTACTGCAAAATGGTTTGATACCAACAACTTAAAGCCTAGCGGCAATGGGTTTGATACCACTTTAAATGAATATTATTCAAACGAATCTGTATTTTTAAATGAATGTGGAGTAGGAGAATTTGTTAGCGATATAGAAGAAAAGGCAAAGGAGTTTCTTGAACAGTTAGGATACATGACTGATGATTGGGTTCCAAAAATTCACAGACTTTGGTTAAATAGTATGCCTAGCGGATCACATCATCCTCGCCATGCACATTATGGATCTTGCTTATCTGGAACCTATTATGTTGAAATCCCCAAAGGATCAAATGAAATTGTTTTTATTAATCCAAACCAAAAAGATTGCAAACCAAACATCCCGATAAAAAACTATACGGTATCTAACTCTGATTCTTGGACTATGTACCCTAAAGAAGGAGATCTATTTATTTGGTTATCTGATTTGTCTCATGCAATTCCGGCATTGACTTTTGAAGGTTTAAGAAAAAGTATTGCGTTTGATTTTACATTAAAGAAAAAACAAAATGTTTAAGAAAAAACAAAAATTAGAATTTTTGACGTTAATTCCAGAAGTTCAAAAAACAATGCCCATAATTCCAGCAAAAGAATTAAAACATGAGTGGCTTAGAAAAATGGCTATAGACTTTTCTGAACAAAGGAAAAAACCGGATTTTGGAACATTTCAATATTCACATACAAGCCGTTGCCCCGGGATTGTCAGTTTAATAAGGTCTGGATGGATTTTACGGGCATGGCAAGATGTTTATATCGAAAAAACAAGTGCTGATAGTCTTTTTTGGAGAACACCTTTAAACCAAAAAGACATGATAGGGATTGACCAGATAGAAATTCATAAACCAGAAGAATTTAAAAATTATTTTAACAACTGGAGTTATTCCTTTAATGGGGTTTTGAAGTATCAATCACCTTGGTCAGTCATCATCCCTAAAGGATACTATTTGCTTGAAATACCCGTTGCATATTCTGACGATCCAAGGTTTGAAACTGCTACTGGATACCTTTCTTATGAGTACGGACAAGTGCCATTAAATCCTCAGTTTTTCTGGAAAACCCAAGAAAACAGTATGCTGATTGAAAAAGGAACTCCAATTGCTCAGTATATTTTGGTAAAAAAAGAGGAGGTTGAAATATCAATGAGGACAAGGCTACCAGAAGAGCGGAAATTGGAACAAGTAATTCTTGGATCAAAATTTGTGAAAAATATGCGTGAATACAAACAGGAAGTGCAAAATCTATACAAGAGATGAGACATTTACTCTGTACTTCATCTTAAAATGCCGTAGTTACAAAGGAACCTACCATGAGTACATACTCCCCGAACCTACGTATTGAGCTTATTACCACCGGTACGCAAGCCGGGGCGTGGGGCAATACAACCAACGATAACCTGTCCACGGTTCTGGAGGCGGCTGTTGCAGGCTCGGTTTCAGTTACCACGGCATCAGCTAACCAAGCGCTTACCTATTTAAACGGGCCGACTGGGACCTCAAGTGCCAATCAGTCTGTACGGGCGATGCTGATTCTGGACACCGTCACAGGTGCCAACTTTGCCGTCTATGCCCCGCCGGTCAGTAAGCAGTACATCGTCAAGAACGCCAGCGCCTACACAGCCACGGTCTACAACTCCACGGTTATTGGCAATACCACGGCAGCGGGCACGGGCGCAGCGATCCCAGCGGGCAAAACCCTCCTAGTCTGGTCAGATGGAACCAACTTTGCTATCCCAGACGCAGCTACCCTGACCTCCATCTTGGCGGTTTTAAACGGCGGTACTGGGGCGTCCAGTTTTACAAGCGGCGGTATTTTGCGTGGGAATGGAACAAGCGCAATTTCAGTTGCGTCTGGTCCTGACATAGCAACCGCTATAGGAGCAACCGCAGTAACCAACGCTACAAACGCCACGAATGTACTCGCCGGGGGCACCATAGCATCCACGGTAACAGCCACTACCCAAGCTGCCAAGACTGCGGATACCACCGTATCTACTACCGCCTTTACTGACGGGATGCGTTCCTTAGCGGCTAGTTCAACCACTGGGACTTTGGTTCTATCTGACCGGGGCAGTCTGGTGCAGGTAACCGCAGGAATTACGATACCCGCCAGTGTGTTTGCTACCAACGATGTGGTGTCGATCTATAACAATTCAGGCTCGACCATTACCATAACTCAGGGTGGTGGACTTACACTTAGATATGTTGGGACAGCTAACACAGGGAACCGTACTTTGACACAACGCGGTTTAGTAACAGTTGTCTTCATTTCCGCAACAGAAGCTGTTATATCTGGTGGAGGATTGGCATAATGTCCGGCGTTTTGTGCGTACTTGCGGGGGCTAGTTCGGCGTTTAATTTTAACGCTACTATTTCTGCGACTACAACAAATTACAGTTTAAACAGCGCAATGACGGCGGCTGGCTGGAATGGTATTGATCGTGTAATAGCCACAGTAAGTATAGATTCTGGAGTCTATGTAGGCTCTAGCTCTATTGCAACCTCTGCTTTTACTGTAGGCACATTGCCGGTTGCCTCTACCGTATCAATCACAAACAATGGTTATATTGTTGGTAGGGGCGGAGATGCCCCGGGCGGGGCTGGTGGTCCAGCTTTAACAGTAAGTTCTCCCATCACAATTACTAACAATAATGTTATCGGAGGTGGCGGAGGTGGCGGTGGTTCAGGAGCAGGTTTTTCTTACAATGACGGAGAAAACTCTGGAAGTGCTCGTGGCGGTGGTGGTGGTGGCGGTGCAGGTTATTTAAATGGTGCAGGTAGCGCCACAGTAGGTTCAAATGTTAATTTTTCACAGATTTCTGCCGGTAGTTCTGGCTCTACTGGTGGGAATACATCTGGCGGAGGTGGCGGCGCTGGGTTTTATGGTTGGGTTCCATATATAAGCCCAAATACATATTCTAGTGGTGGTAGCGGTGGTTCTGGGGGTAACCTAGGTTCTTCGGGTAATACTGGTGCAAACGCATATTATGCAGGTGAAATATGGGGGGGCGGTGCTATTACAGCAGGAACTGGACCGCAGGCAGGTGTTACATCTAACTCACCAGCAGCCACTTCAGGAGGCGCGGCGGGATATTGCACCACAACAGGCTCAAATGCAAATATTACTTGGGCGGTTGAAGGCACACGTTACGGGACATTGGGATGAATTTCTTTCCGTGTTGGTTTTGGGAAAACGGTATTGATGATGCACTTCTTACGGTGTTAAATGGCAATATTCTTACACTAGAGCTAAAGCCCGGTGAGTTAGCCCACGGAAATATGGATACCCAAGTACGCAATAGTAGTTCAGCCGCATTCCCATCCCACCATTGGCTAACCGGGGTTATGTATAACTATGCTGTTCATGCCAATAAAGAGGCTGGATGGCAGCGTACATTGGAGTTTCCAGAAGTTACTCAAATTGCTAAATATGAACCGGGTCAATATTACAAATGGCATACAGATTCAAATCCGTATAGTATTGGTCCCTACGAGCGAAAAATTACCGTTATTTGTCTTTTGAACGACCCAAGTGAGTTTGAAGGTGGTGAGTTTGAAATTGAATACGCGCAGGTTCCAAAGCTAAAGCGCGGTTCTGTTGTAGCTTTTCCGTCTAACTTGCGGCACCAAGTTACCCCTGTTACAAAGGGAACCCGAATCAGTGCAACTTGCTGGGCTGTTGGCCCTCAAAAGTGGTGACAAAATGATTGATCCGGTCTCAGCCCTAGCAGCAGTACAGTCTGCGGTTGCCTTAATCAAAAAGGCAAGCAAAACCGTGGACGATGTCGCCAGCTTGGGGCCGATGATTGGGAAGTATTTTGAAGCAAAACATACCGCTACCGCTGCCGTTGCTCAGGCAAAAAGAAAAGGCGGCTCATCAATGGGCAAGGCCATTGAGATAGAACTAGCACTCAAGGCTCAGCGGGACTTTGAACAGGAGCTTCAAAACCTGTTTTTTTCTACCAACAACATGGATGTCTGGCAGTCCATCAAGAAACGCGCTTCGGACATGGATGCCGCTAATGCCGAGCAGATGCAGAAAGACGCGGTTGCCGAGGCAAGGCGCAAGCGGCGTGAGCAGGAACTCAATGAGATCATCCTTGGCGTTGGCATAGCGATTGTGGCTGGCATCTTCTTGGCATGGGCGGCGTATGAGGCGATTACCTTTTGCTCTGCTGCGGTGTGTGGAAGATGAATAAGATCATTATTGCCTTTGGTGT